TGATTTACCTACTACACCTTTAAAATCACCTGATGATGAAGAAGGTGAAATTAGTCTATGTACTTTATCTGCAATTAATTGGGGATTAATAAATGAACCGAAAGATTTTGAAAAATACTGCGATCTTGCTGTTAGGTCTCTTGATGAGTTACTTGATTATCAAGGGTATCCAGTTCCTGCCGCTAAAAGAGGCACTTTCAACCGCAGGCCTCTTGGAATTGGTATAATCAATCTTGCATATTTCTTGGCCAAACGTGGTATGAAATATGATGATTCTGCATTTAAAACTGTAGATGAATACGCTGAAGCATGGTCTTACTATCTTATTAAAGCATCTGCTAAACTAGCCGAAGAAAAAGGCAAAATACCTTTAAATAATGAGACAAAATATGGTGGCGGGGTTTTACCTATTGATACATATAAGAGTGCGATAGATAATTTAATAGAGCATAATGAAAGATTACCTTGGGACGAGCTGAGAACTCAACTTAAAACCACAGGAATTCGTAATTCGACTCTCATGGCATTAATGCCCGCAGAAACATCCGCACAGATTTCTAATAGTACTAATGGTATTGAACCTCCTAGAGCTTTAGTATCATATAAACAGAGTAAGGATGGCGTCATGGCACAAGTTGTGCCCGGATATCACCACTTAAAGAATAAGTATGACTTACTGTGGGATCAAAAATCTCCAGACGGTTATCTTAAAATTTGTGCTATCTTACAGAAGTATATTGACCAAGGTATTAGTGTTAACACTTCTTATAATCCAGAACACTTCGAGGATAATAAAATTCCTATGTCAGAAATGATTAAGGATACTGTTACTGCCTATAAATATGGGCTTAAACAATTATACTACTTTAATACCAATGATGGTGCTGGAGAAATGAAAGACGATGACCATCACACATACGATAGTGGAACAACTGAAACCCAGTCAGTAATTATTGACGATGACGATTGCGAAAGCTGTAAAATATAAAGGATATATAAATGCCAATATTGAAGAAGAATAAAAAGTCCCATCTGGAGAAAAATATGTTTTTAGATGAAGGCGTAGATATTCAAAGATATGATGAATTAAAATACCCACAATTAGATAAAATAACAGAGAAACAACTTGGATTCTTTTGGAGACCCGAAGAGGTAGATATTTCAAAAGATAAGAAAGATTTTGATTCTCTTACCGAACACGAAAAGCACATCTTTACATCCAATCTTAAAAGACAGATTGTACTTGATAGTGTTCAAGGCCGTGCACCAAATCTTGCATTTCTACCAATTGCCTCATTACCTGAAGTAGAAAACTGGATAGAGACTTGGTCGTTCTTTGAAACCATTCATTCTAAAAGCTATACACATATTATTCGTAATATATATCCATCTCCGGGTGCGGTATTCGATAGTATTTTAGATACAAAAGAAATCAGTAATTGTGCTGATTCAATTAGTACTTATTATGACGACTTGATTACCTCTAATAATGGCCCTACAAATAAAATGGACCATAAGAGAGCTATATGGATGGCCTTGATGAGTGCCAATGCATTAGAAGGGGTAAGATTTTATGTGTCATTCGCTTGTTCATGGGCCTTTGCAGAATTAAAGAAAATGGAAGGTAATGCAAAGATAATTAAATTCATTGCTCGTGATGAAAATGTCCACCTCGCTTCAACTACTACTATGCTTAAACTTCTACAAAAAGAAGATAAAGATTATGTAAAGATCGCTAAAGAAATGGAAGATAGTTCTATTAAATTATATGTTGATGTGATTGAACAAGAAAAGAAGTGGGCTGAATATCTATTTAAAGATGGATCAATGATCGGCCTTAACTCGAAGTTACTATCAGACTATATAGAATGGATAGGTTGTAAAAGGATGAGAGCTATTGGATTAACTTGTCCGTATACAGTATCACAGATGAACCCACTACCATGGACCGAAAAATGGATTGGTGGTGGTAATGTACAAGTTGCGCCACAAGAAACTGAGATCACATCTTATGTGACTGGTGGTGTAAAACAAGATGTTAACGAAGATACACTTTCAGGTCTAAGTCTATAATGTATATACCTTGGTTCACTAAACCAGAGAAAATGTTACAAGTAGTAAACTTATCGCCAAGTGAGTCTTGGATAGAAAAATTAACAGAAGTACATCCAATGAAGCAGGTATTTTGGGCCAGTATTATACAAGTATATGTATTTGGTTTTATGTTACTTGCCTTTTGGGTAATTAATGGAGTAGTAAATTGAATATAGAAATCTATAGTAAAGACCAATGTCCTTATTGTGACATGGCAGTTCATAAAGCACAAGCAATGATACAAGAAGGATCAGATATATCCTATAATGTATTTAAATTGGGTGTTGATTTTGGCAGAGAAGAAATGCTAGAAAACTTCCCAGGTGCAAGAACTTTTCCTCAAATCCGGATAGATGGTAAGAACATCGGCGGGTGGTTAGAATTTCAAAAAATTTAACAGTTAAGGAGTTATACATGTCATATGGAACTGCACCCACGCATTGGTATGTCCATGATTGCGAATTTTGTTATAAAAGATCCTTTATACATATAGAAGACGAATGGGACACAGATGATCGGTTCTGTCCTAATTGTGGAATATCATCAGAGGTCAGTTTAGAAGAATATGATCAGGATCAAATAGAAACTTTAAATTATGACGAAGAATACGAGGAATAAACCACCATGGCTCTATCAAGGAGTAGAATGGCATCCGCCAGAAGAATTCAGTTACGAAGATGTATACGGTTTTGTTTATCTGATAACGAACAACAAAGACAACCGAAAATACGTTGGAAAGAAGTTCTTTTGGAGTCAGAAGACATTACCAATAACAAAGACAAGAAAGAGACGTAAAAAATTAAAGGTAGAATCTGACTGGAGAACCTATTGGGGTTCAAATAAACACCTTGTCATTGATATAGAAGAACATGGATCCGAGAATTTCAGTAGAGAGATTCTCCATCTGTGTAAGACAAAAGGTGATTGTGCATATATGGAAGCGAAAGAACAGTTCGCTAGAGAAGTTTTACTAACGGAGGAATACTACAATGGTATAATAGCTTGTAAGATAGGTGGACAAACAGTTAAAAATTTAATTAAATAACCCTTTACAAGCAACCAAAAGTGTAGTATAATATACATATTATGAACAATATAATACCATTTCCAACAGAAAGACGGCAAGAACAGATCGAGGCCGAACGTAATTGGGCCTTTGAGGATTTTACCGAAGAGTGTACCGATACTGCTCAGTTTGTATTACTTCTTATTGAAGATTATCTTACAGAAGAATACGGTACTGCTTTTAAAGAAATGGATTTTAGGGATCCTGAGTATGAAGAATCAAAAGATATGTATGTGATTGTTAACTTGATATCCTCAATGTTTATGAGATACGGCGGCCTTGAACACTTCTTACACGGTGAATTAGAGGCTCTTTATAATAAAATAGAAGCGAACAAACCAAAATGATATTACTTGACTATAGTCAGATCGCACTGTCCAACATCATGGTGCAAAAATTAAATGATGAAAACATGATTAGACATATGATTCTTAACAGTATCCGTATGTATAATAAGAAGTACCGAAACGAATACGGCCAGATGGTTATTTGTGCAGATGGTATGAATACATGGCGTAGAGAATACTTCCCAGAATATAAAGCAAATAGAAAGAAGAGCAGAGATGCAACCAGTCATATGGATTGGCCAGAAATCTTCCGTATTCTTGGGTCAATAAGAGAGGATCTTGGTGAACACTTCCCATATAAAGTATTACACATGGAAGGTTGTGAAGCGGATGATATTATCGGTGCATTAACAATACGTACCCAAGAGTTCGGTCAAGGCGAACCAGTAATGATAGTATCATCAGATAAAGATTTTATCCAACTGCAGAAGTATAAGAACGTAAAACAATTCTCTCCTATTCAAAAGAAAGTTGTAACAGATAAGAACCCTAGAACATACTTATTTAATCATATTATGAGAGGCGATGTTGGAGATGGTGTTCCAAATATACTATCTAAGGATGATACTCTGATAACAGAAGGTTCCAAACAAACACCTTTAAGACAAACCCGTATTGATGATTGGTTAGAAAGAAGTGATGATTTAAAATCTGCCATGCCAGAAGAGTTATATAGAAACTACCAAAGAAATAAGACTCTGATTGATTTAGAGGAAATTCCGGAATCAATACAAGAAGCTATTATAAATAAATATGACAATCAAAAACTACCAATGAAAATGAAAGTTTTGAATTATTTAATTAAAAAGAGGTGTAGTAACCTTATTGAGTGCGTAGAGGAGTTTTATAATGCGTAAGAATGTACATGAAGTCTTAACAGAGACTGCCAAAATAAATACAAAAGTTGCCAAGATTGAGTATCTTAAAAAGGCTGATTGCCCTGCTTTAAAAGATATTCTAAGAATTAACTTTGATGATACTATCGTATCGCTATTACCAAAAGGTGCACCACCTTATAAAAAAGATAATATGCCTGATGGCGTTAATTACACATCTCTTAATAGACA